AACGGTCGAAGGGTAATTGCCCGCACCAGCAAACGGATTGTTTGCCAAGGGTGGTGCCTGGCCATATGCCGGGCCAATGTTGTCGTCGACAAACGTCAGCGCCCGGGTCGTGCCGATATAACCATAAAACTTGGTGTTGTCGGCTTTATACACATTATACCGCGTGGCTCGGGGCGCGGCGGGCCACGACAGATGGTTGCAATTGCGCTTCAGCGTCAGATCGTTGAACGCGCTCGCCGCGGGTGATGCAGTGCTTTCCTCGGTGGTGTTGTCATCCACCGCCGTCACGCAATACATCGCCGATTGCGGAAAATAATTCAGCCCGTTGTTGGCCGTATCGGTATCGCCAATCGTGCTCTGCACCGCGCATCCGCCCGGTGGCAAGATCGCCGGTGCAAACCGCACCGTTGCAAATGTCCAGCTGGTATTGCCCGCCCGCACCAGCTTGGTCGGCGGATAGTCCAAGTGCGCGATATACAGCGTGTCGCTGGTCTGTTCATAATCGATCTCGGCCAGATCGGCCCCATTATAGGGCGATCCCGCCTTGTAGATGCGTGCGGCTCCCATCGGCTCAATCCTTCAAACGAAATCCGCCAAGCCCGCCGCCATAGAACACCGGCAACACCGGTGGGGGCGGGGCAGGGACTGGCACAGCAGGTGGCGCGATAACCATTGGCGGTGCGGTGTTGACAGTGCCCCCGGTGCACCCGGAAAACGTCGGGCAAGCCGAAGTGTCGGCGCTGATCGTCAAAGTGTTCGCATCGATAACCGCAACCACTGTCCACGATCGGTAATTCATCAGCGCGCCCATGCCGCCGGCGATCCCGCTGAAATAGATCAGGTCACCTGCCGCATAGCCGTGCCAGGCAATCGCCACTTGCGCATTGGTGGCATTGCTGATCGCGGTGACCGCTTGCTCGCTCTCCAGAATGCGCCCGCCCAGCGCGCACGGCGCCATATAACCCTGGCCCATTTCCAGCGCATAAGTCTGCGTCATGGAAAACTGAAAAGGCACCAGCCTGGCCGGCTGCGCCGCATTGAGCACCGGCCCAACCAGACGAGTGCCCGGCCGCTTGGTCACCCCCCCGTATTTCATGATGATCACATTGCGCGCCCGGCGCAGCGCCGATTGCCACGCATCGACATCAAACCGACCATACAGCTGCGGGCCCAGCTCGCCTTTGCTGAAATTGACCTGGGGGATGCGCGGTGTCACAGCCCGGCTCCGATCCCGGCGCGGGCAAATGCCACTTCGCTGGTATAGCCCGACGGACGCCGCACGCGCTGGTTATAATCGTCGGCAATCGCCCGCGCCCGCGCGATTTCCGCAGCCTGCGCCAGTCCGCGTGCCAGCGCGGTATCCTTGCGGATCGGAATGGCCACACGCGCGGCCAGTTCCAACGCAAACGCCCGCTGCAGCAAAGGCGGCAGGGCACCCGGATCAGTCAGCGCAGCGGCAAAGACCAACGAAGCATTGGCCACATTGGTATAAACCAGCCCACCTTCATGCATAAATGCCAGGGGCGCCGCCTCCTGCATCGGAAACGGAAACGGGCCTCCAGTCGGCAGGCACATGGCGTCATCCTGCTGCGCACGGATCGCCAGCGGCCGAACACAATTTGCCGGGGTACGATAAGCCTGCATCCACTCGGCCGGCCGATCGTTGGCGGTTGCGATCAGGACAGCGCGCGCAATCGCAAAGCTCCAGTCCGACCATGTCGCAACTTCGGCAAGCAGCGGCGCTGCAAACCGGCTGACTTCACGCGCCTCGATTGAATTGTCCGTCACCGCCATGATCGGCCCGGCAGCAATCTCCGCCAAAGCCATGTTGCAGATATCGTCAAGCGTCATCATGCCGGATAATCCTGTAAAAACAGCTACGTACTTATTGGCCAGAGGGCGTCGGGGCCGATCGTGGAAAAAAGCCATTCCAACCGGGCCCGACGCCCTGCACCAGCATCACCGCACGATCATTTTGCCGCTACGGGCGATCCCGGGCGTTTCGCCCGCTGCATGCGGCGATAGCGTCAGCGCAATCCACGCCAGGTCAGGCGTTTCTTCGCTCGAAAACACCTCGCCTGTATCAATCAGCCGCCCCTCGTTGTTGAGGTAGATCGGCTTACGCGCGCGATATTGCGCCATCACACCCCGCCGCAATTGATATTGCTCTGGCGGCTGGCGACAATCGCCGCGTTGATCGTGCCCGCAGTCGCGGTCCCGACCACATTGTAATATAGCTGGATATACCGGCTACTGGTGGCCTGCACGATCCGCGGCACCGCAAACATATAGCCTGAAACCAGCGCTGCCGCCGGAACAACCGCACCGCTGTCAACCGTCGTCCAATTGACGTTATCGGCCGACGTTTGCACTACCACCTGCATCGAAGTTAGCCCGGCAAAACCCTGGCCCACCGACACCGCCAGCGGAATTTTCTCGCCCTCGCCAAGATCGCGGGTCAGGGGCAACGTCGCGCCAAACGGCGTGCCGGTCACACCAAGATCAAGAACATTGGTCGACGGCGCCGAAGCGGTGACCGCCTGCTGGTTGCTGAAAACAAGCGAAGTATCGATGATCATGAAGGAATATCCTTGTATCCGGGTCGATCGGGCTGGCCGGGGGGTGGCGCCACCCGATCGACGGAAAAACCAGATTGGTTCAGGTGGCGCGCTTACGAAACAACGGTTTCGGTGCTCAGCAGCGCATCGGTTTCGCGGATCGGCATGCCGCGCCAGGTCATCACTTCCTCGCCCTGGATTTCCATCGGCGTCAGGCGCACAAAGTTGTCAACGCCTGACCGGGCGTTGGTGCCTTCGGCGTCCAGCGCCTCGAGCAGGGTGCGGTTCATATAAATCACCGTTCGGCCCATGCTGATCTGGCCCTGGGCTTCGACCCGGTATGCACGGCGGCCCTGCAGCTTGTAATAAGCATGACGCAACAGGGGGTTGAGCGCGATCGTGCCGGCGACCACGCTGGGCACATCGATGTTGGCAATCCGCGCGTTGTACCGCCAGTCCTTGACGCACAGCCCGATATGCTGGGTAAATTTTTCCTCTTTGACATAAAACGGATTGCCATTGCCATCCAGCACACGCTGGCGGCCCATGTCTTCGCGCTGGATCCCGCCGGGAATATTGTCGGGCACGATCGCCGAAGTCTGCATGTCGCCGTGGGTCACAAACCAGATTGATGCGTTGTTGGATCCGGTCCCGCCCGCATTAACCACATTGGGATTGAGATGCGAATTGAACCGCGGACCCATGCCGTGGAATTGCTTGCCGTTCACTTTCACGTCCGAATACCAGATCGCGCTCTCGATGGTCTGCGCAATGGCTTCAAGAAAGCCCTGGCCTTCCACCAGCCGCAGCTTGGCAGACTCAGCAGGTTTCAGGTTCAACAGCCGCTCATCGACACTCGACAGGCCTTCGACAAAGCCGGTGGTGTCTTTCACTTCGGTGTAATTGCCCTTCGATTGGGCAATGCCCTGGTACAGCGCGCCCCACGACACCGATGGCAATCCGGTGCGGATCGACGATCGATGCTCGGTGCCGCTGTTGCAGGAAACGACGTTGGCGTCTTTCATGAACGGGGTCAGTTGGGTCAGCGCCTCGACGACATCGCCGATGCCATCGCTGCTGGATTTCAAAACGTCGATCAGATTCCAGTATGAACTGCCAAGAATGGCCATTGTTTGGTCTCCTTATGGATATCCCGCGTAACCGGCGGGTACGGATGATGCCGGCAAACCCGCCAAAAACGGGCGCGATGCAGCCGGCAGGATGCGCTCTGCCTGGCGTCGCTACCGGTCGGGCAGCGAAGGCAATTCAGCGTGTTTCGTTGGGATAGAGCCGTTCCCATACGGGCTGGTTACGGCTGGGCGCGGTCGTCGGGCGTACAAAGCTGCCATCCTCGCCAACCAGCTCGCCCAATCGGCGAAACGCTCTGATCATGTCCGGGTGGTTGCCAAATCCACTGGTATCCAGCGCCGCGCGAAACGGATGCCCTTGCGCATAACCCAGCGCATCCAGCCCTTTGGCGGCAAAGTGCTCGGTCTCGGTCCGCCGCGCGCCACCGATTTCAGGATCGGCCATATACGCCGCGTGCCAGCTCTGCTTCTGCACCGCGGCGGCGTCCTCAAACTGCCGCCTAACGCTTTCCTGGGTGCGTGCCATAATATCGCGCGCCACCGGCAGCAATTTGTTGGCTGCATCGTTGCTCAGCCCGATATCGCGCAACACCGGGTCGGCGTTCTGGATCAGCGCAGGATCGATTGAAAACCCTTCGAGCGTCAGGTCATAATGCTCGGGGGTCAGCGCAGCGAGCGGCAACAGCGGCGGCGCTGGTGCCACGGCAGGCTGGTCAATGGCCGGCGCGTCGGTCAAACCCTGGCTCGGCGTCGCTGAATCAGCTGGCGTCAGGGATCTCGTCGTAACGGGTGTGGTCGCGGGAACGGCTTCGTTCACGTTGGTTTTCCTTGTAATTGAGCGCCTCGGTCAGGCCGAGCCCTAGCGTTGTGATCCCATCGGGGTCGGCACTGCGCACCGCTTCGCTCTGCCCGGAATGCGCCAGCATCAGCAGATCAAAGCCTAGCGCGCGGCGTCCTTCGAGGTGGGCCAGATCGCGCATCGGTGCCGTGCTGGCCGATACTGTCTGCCCCAGGATCCCCGCACTTTGGATCGCGGCAAACAAAAACCGGCGAAATTCAGGCCGGGTCAGCAGGAACTCGGCGTCCTTCGGGTCAAACCCCATTGACAATTTCCCATGCAGAACGCGCCACTCAGGCGGGTGGCAACAGCCGCGCCAACAGGCTGTCGCCGTTGCCGGTATCGGTCGCCGCCAGCAGCCGCGCGGCATCGGCACCCGCCTTCATCGCCGGCATCGCGGCCAGCGCCTGCGCTGTCGCCGCTTGCGTCGCGCGCGCCTTGCGCAAGGCCGCAACTTCGCGGGCCGGCCGGATCAGCCGCGCCGGCGCCCCGGCGCGATAGCCATATTCATCAACCGCCTGGTCAAAATCGATCATGTCCAGCGCGTCGGGATGCACCGCCGCCAGATTGCCGACAAACCCGACCACTCGCTCGATCTGGCCAAGGCCTACCATCCGCTGCATCTGCTGCAGTATCGATACGAATTCGACATTCAGCGGCCTGTTTGCCAGCGCCACCGGCACCGGCGGCAGCATCCCGCCACGGTGCAGGATGCCAAACGCCCGCTCGATCGCCACTTGCAGCTTTTCGTTGGCCACGCGTTCGATCACCGGGCCCAGCTGGGTCAGCTTTTCCTCGTTGCGCGCGGCGATTTCCTCTACCGTGCGCGGCTGAATGCCGGCCATGTTGGTAATCGCGTTGAACAGATCGGCAAACGCCAGCGAATCGATCTGCCCCCGGCACTTGTCCATTTCCTGCCCGATCGCCGCCACCGCCTGATACGGCATTGGATACGGAATAAATATCTGGTCGCGATCGACCCCGGCTGCAACGACCACCCGCCCCGGCTCCCCGGTCAGGCGTACATTGGGCGGCGCGATCTTTTCGGGCCGCACCATCTGGTCGATCGCCTCGTTGCGCCGCTTGGCCTGCATCTGCAATTCGCGCAGCGCCGGCAGCGCTTCCATCCCCGGCGAAACGCCATACGTGTCACCGCCCACCACATCCCAGCGCGGCGCCCAGAACGGCTGCTCATGATAACCGGCCACTCGCAACAGACTGTCCGATCGATCGGCAGCATCCCAATAGACCGACCGCCACGGCTTTGCCCCGAATTGCGCCGGGTCATAATCGGGATCGGGCTCGATCGCGTGATAGATCTCGACCGCCGCCTCGTACTGGCTGCGATCATACAACGCTCGGATCACCGGCGAACAGGCGTCGCCAAAGGTGTCGATCGCCTGCTTCACACTCATTGGGCACACCCGGTACAGCGTATCAGGCACCAGCGCGTCCGACAGCCCGATCCAGTATTCGCCGAATGTCAGCGCATGGCACACCGCGCCGGCGGTCCGATGCTCGACCATGACACAGCCTTCGGTGCCAAACAGCCCCATCTCGCCATAGCCCGATTTGGCCGCCGCATAAAAATTGGTACTCGCAAAAAACGCATAAAGCCGCCGCTCGACGTCAGATAGCCAGGGCCGCACGCCATTGGCGTCCATCAGCCGGTCATCGGCCAGCTTCAGCGTAAACCACGGTCGCGATGCACTCGACAGCCCGCTGGTCATGCCATTGGTCAACGTGCGAAACGCCTCGATCCCGTGCGGGTCGAACAGTGTGCGGTTCCACATTCGCCGCCGCCCGCCGTTCTGGTCCTTGCCGCCCCGCAAAAAACGCGATCGCGCCGGTTGGGCAAAGCGGGCGATCTGTTCGGCCTCCGCCTCATAATCGCCCCGCACATTTTTCATCAGCGCCAGTCGCTGTTCGCAATGGCTGCGAAGGGTCTCTTGTCGGTTCATGCGGTGCGTACCCCTCAACCCAGCGTGGGATTGGAAACGGTCGGCGATCCCAGCACGCCTTGCGGCCCGGTCACCATTCCGGCCAGCACCGTGCGCTGCCACGCTTGCGGATTAACAGTACGCGCCGCGCCGCCCTGGTCGGGCAATTGCATCGGCTGGCGCACCGGCACGGTCGGGATCGTCGGGGTGCTGCACATGTTTGGCTCCTGTCTGGTTAATCACGGTTTAGTGCGCCTGTGCGCTGGTTTGGATCGCGGGAGGCAAGATTGTTCAATCGAGTTCGGTGTACCGATCCTCGTCCCGCAACGCCGCCACCCGCTCGGGGTCGAGCCAGTTCGGCACCCGTCGTGGCAGCACGGCCTCGGCAAATGTACAGGCCAACGCATCGGCCCAGTCGGGGCTGGGCAGCCCGCGTTTTTTCATGTCGACCTTGCGCTCCAGCCGCACACGGGTGTCGTCCGCGGCAAAACCATACGTTGGCCCGGCCAGATCATCGCGCAGCCGCGGGTGGTCGGGTATCGCCCCGCGCCGCAGCCACGCGCGCATCCGCGCCCAGATTTCGGCACGCTTGTTGGCAGTATGTACGGCCACCCCCGGCTCCAGCTCGGCATCGCGCCCTGCGCCACCAAACCACACCTCGATCACCGGCACATCGCCAACCAACTGGCGCAATCGGTCGACGATCGCCGCGCCGATATTCCCGGCATCGACCATGATCGCATCGGGCTGCCACCTTTGCGCGGCCAGCGCGATATCGCCCGCCAGGCTCATCGCATCGGTACCGCGCCACGCCTGCCACGGCCGCGACCGCGCATCCACGCCGCAACGGATCGCCAAAACGCTCTCATCATCGCCATAGCGCGCACAATCCACGCCAAAGATCACCGGCTCGCCGCCCGCCATCAGCGCGATCTCGCGCGCCTGCGCGCCTTCAATCTCGGTCTGGCCGATAAATTGCATGGCACTGGCCGAAGGAAACTGGCCACGCACCCGCACCCGCACAATGTCCGAATCCACGCCAAACGTTTGCACCAGCTCATCGAGATAGCGCTTGTTGGTCCCTTCGACCTCGCGCGCATCGATCTGTGCGGCGCACCACAGCGCCCGGTACCGGCCAAAACATTCGCGAAACGCGCCGCTGGCATGGGTCGGATTGCCAAATGCCAGCCAGATGATTTCGGTGTCCGCATCGGTCAGCGCCCCCAGCGCCACTTCCCAGACCTTGTCGGCAATCCCCGATGCTTCATCAAACACCAGCACAATGCGCTTGCCCTGGTTGTGAAGACCTGCAAACGCCTCGGTGTTGTACTCGCTCCACGTCACCAGATCGCAACGCCACGATTTGTCATGGCCGCCCATCGTCGAAACCATCGCCGTCGCCGAATCGCGAAACCAGTCCGAAGTCAGCGCCAGCCGCGCCCACTTGGCCAGTTCGGGCGCGGTCTTGGTGCGCAATTGCGCCTCGGTGTTGGCGGTCACGATCACCCGCGTATCGGGGCAGGTATCCAGCGCCCATTTGACCAGCATCCCGATCAGCGCCGATTTGCCGATGCCATGCCCCGACGCGCGCGC